GTTTTTTTCTTTTTTTTACCATTCGATATTTGTTTCGTAAATAGAGCCCTTAACATCTCCACCTTTTCCTAGCTTGACGTAATCTAGAGTTAGGATCTTTTGCAGCCTTAGGAAACATTTTCATTTGTCCTGCGCTTCTAGCACAAAAAGATTTTCTTCTCTTTGCTGCTTTACTACCAGGTTTTACTTTCCCTGTAACTGCAGTTTTTAATTTAGAACCAGGGTTTTCTCTGCGATAACGAGCTACACCAGCCTTAGTCATACCCGCACCCTTTTTAGTAGGGCGAAAATATTTCTTAGTCTTTGGTGGCTCTTTCCCTCGCTTTCTGGCCATTAGTCATCGTCATCAGGAAACTCTTTCTCAAGATCAGATTGTATTTCTATAATCTTATCTTCATCGCCTTTTTCTTCAGCTTCCTTTAGAAGTTCTCTTAGTTCTTCGTATCTACTTCCGCCCATAATTAATCTCCTTTTTTATTAGCTTTAGATCTAGGACCAAACTTCACTGTAGATTCAGTTTTAGTAGTTTTTGTACTATTGTCAGGAAGAGATTTTTTAAGTGTGTCTATATCTTTATCTGATAATGGATATGTATTTTTACTATTTGAATTTTTAACCGTATCTATATCTTTCTGCGATAATGGACCATACTTAGCTGGATCACTAGACATTACTTTTTCTTCCTCATCTTCATCATCTTCATTTTCATCATGTCTTTTTTAGACATTTTCTTTTTAGTCATCTTCTTTTTCTTAGTTCCGCCCTTTTTCATCATAGCTTTTTCAATAGCCATAGAACGTTTCTTTTCATAAGAAGACATCTTTCCGTCTTTGTTTAAATCGCCTTTCATAGTTTACCCCTTTATTTTAATGACCATCATGCCACTTACTTTCATAGGTGTTTCTTGCATGCTTTCGCTGGTTATTTCTTTACCTGGATTATTCATAGCTTTAACTAACATCTCATCATCTTCACGACAAGCTGGATACTTGTCATAAAAACGATCATCTTCATCTATTAAAGCTTTCGCATAATTAGGTGTATTTTTCGCCGGCATAGGTTTGGTCGCTTTGTACATACTTGCCATAATGAAATTACTATAGCAATCTTTTATTAACTGTAAAAGGATTTTTTCTGTATTAAACGATAAGGTTTATCGTCCCATTCTTCATCTTCTGGATCTAAAGGGTGAGAAACTAAATAGTTATCTCGTATTAACTGCCACGCTTGAGTAGTCGTATCTACTAAATCATCATGCTTTCCGTAAGGAAAAGAAGCACATTCTTGAATTAAATCATCGACCCACGCTTCATTTAAAACGAAAACTAATCCTGTTTCTAACATCGATGCTACGACATGGGCTCTCGAAACTTTATCTCGATCTGGTGTAAATTCTTTCACAGGAACACCTGCTCTTCTTAAATCTTGTAATAACGATTGTCCTGATGCACGTTTCTCGACTAATACTACATCGGGTTTCCAATCGAAAAAAGATTGTTGAGCTTCTTTTCTTAGTTCAGGATACTCGACACGATTACGCCATAACTCTAATAAAATTATACAAGCTTGATCTCTTCCTTCTTCGTCTATATGTGTAAACACTCCCCATGTAGTTCGAGCTGAATAGTCTGCAGTTTCTTTCGCACTAAACGCAGTATCCCACGATTGAACTATCGTATGACATGCTGGTAATCTTTTCTTTTCCCATACACGCCACCAATCTCTTTTTAAAATCTGTCCTTGCTCCGCACTCGGTTTTTGCTGGTATAAACTTTGCCATACTCTTTCTCCGACTGTCGATTGAATCTTTTTTAATTTTTCTACGGGATAAGCTTCTGGCCACAAAGCGTCCCCGTTATCGTTAATCGCAGGGAGATCTAAAACTTTCCATGCTCCTGGTTCGTTTTCTAAAACCCAACCAGCGAGATCTTCTTCGTGCCATCGAGTTTGAATGATGATTACTTTTCCACCTGGCATTAATCGTGTGAATGCAACCGACTTATACCATTCAATAAGATTTCTTCTTTGAACTTGAGATTCAGCATCTTCTCGCCCTTTTATCGGATCATCAATAATTAATAAATGTGCACCACGACCTGTAATTGCACCACCCGCACCGACTGCTGAATACGTTCCACCTTGAACTGTATGAAAACGTTTCGCTGAAGTAGAATCTTCTCGAAGTGTCGTGTTAGGAAAAACTTTAGTGAACTCTTCCGATTTTACATGATTACGAACCTTGCGTCCAAAGTCATCAGCTAGTTCTTGAGCGTAAGTAGATTGAATAACAAAGTTTTTAGGATTACGACCTAGAAACCAAGCAGGGAACATTTCAGAACATAGCATAGACTTTCCGTGTCTCGGTGGCATAAATATAGCTAGACGATCAAATTCATCTCGTTCAAGAGCCTCTAAACTTTTAGCGATTAATTGTATATGAGCAGGTGTACTATAGCCGTTATACATATGTTGAGCAAACTTTAGTACAGAAGTTTGTGCTCCAGATACTTCCTGTTTTTCTTTTTGATTTTTTATTACAAGAAAAGCTTTCTCTCGAATCTCTTGAGGAGCCTTTTTATCTAATAATATTGCTTCAGCTTTTTGTAGTATCTCTAAGTTCATAAAAGAAACTTTCATCATCTCCTGCAGTCCACTTAGAATTATGCTCTACGCTATATTCAATAGTAGAAACTTTGTAATCAGGGAAAATCATTTCTTTAGGAGACAAACTTTTATCGTAAAAAATAGTTCTATTATTTGGTTGAGCCGCATAATGACCGTTATCTAATTCTAGAATATTGAAAGACTTATGTTGACTAGGAACTTCTGAATAACCACAGTTAGGAATATTAGGATCGGCGTGTGCAGAATCTATCGTAAATAAATAAACTCCGTAATGCCAATTTTTATTTGGTGAAAAATACTTACAACGACCTGTTCCTGCGTTACATTTTTCTATTACAGAAATATGATAGCTGAAACAATCCCATAACTGTAACTCTTCTAATGGTAAACTTTCTTCTGGCTTTACTGGCTTTGAGCAGAAAGCAGAAATAGGAAGCTTATCAAAAAGAGCGCCAGAATTATATAGGTACGTTTCGAAATACAAAGCTCTGCCGGTAATCGACTTAGCAGTGACCCAAACACCTTTTTCAAATTCTCCATGACCTTTTTCATGGTCGTAAAGATACTCTTTTTTTACATAAACTTCAATAGGTGGAATGTTTGCTACAAGAAAAGCCATAAATTATTTATATACGAAATTTATACATATAAAAGCTATTTGTTAGCTGTTTACTATATACTAACAGACAGCGCACAGCTTTTTCTGAAACTTATACGAAGTTTTACGTCAAACTTAATACGAAATTCTACGAGGAGTTTTATTCTCCTCGTAGAAAAAATATAGATTATAACTTATTAACTAAGTCTAACGCTTTCTTATTTATAGATAATAATTCATTTTTATTAACTACGTTATTATCTTTAAGAAATGAAAGATTTAGATTAATAGTATCTAAGTATCTTAATTTAAAATCTTTATTAAGATTTTTTAAATCTATCGAATAGATAGTTTTTAAGATCTTAGTATTATAATCGTAATCGTCTTTACTCATTCCGTTTTTAACGGAATTTTCAATAGTAGTAGAGAATTTATAATTCTCTAATCTAGTAAACGATTTTCCTTTTTTATCGTTTACTAATCTATGAAGAATTAAATTATCTTTAATTCTTAAAAGAGAAGAAGGAAATTTATTTAGTTTTCCTTTTCCTTTTTCATCTACTTTAGATTTACTCATTTTCTCTTTCTCCTTTCTATCTTTAATATAAAGATAGTATATTTATTTCATACTTTTCGAAAAAAGTAAAATTATTTTTCATCTTTTTTTTAAAAAAAATGTGAGGATAAATAAAATAAAAACCCCATAAATAACAGATAAATTATAATATCCATCTTTTTCCTTTCTAATTTTAGAATATAAAAAAATAAAACAATTTGAAACATTTATATTTTTTTTATTGTTCTTGATCCGAGTTGTACAGGCTTGTACACTATATACTATATACTATTTGCTTCTTACTACATACGTCAACGATCAACATTGATCAACGATCAACTGATCAAGGTCAATCGATCAAGACTAAAAAAAGGGGCCCGAAGGCCCCTTGTTGTATTATAATTTATTGATTAGTTTTGTGAATTCGTTTAGGTTGTCTTGCATTGCTTTACTTAGCTTTGCGCCTTCGAATTCTTTAAGGAATGTTAAATATAATTCCTTGTGGTCTTTCTTAAGATATCTTGCGATAAGAACATTAGGCTTTTTAAACTTGCCATTATTCATTGTATCGTATGCGATATCTATTGATCTATAACCCTGTTCGAATGCTTCCTTAACTGTGGTAGCTTTCTGTGCTTGTGAGTAAATCTTGTGAGATTTACTTCCTGCTAATTTAGGGTTAACAAGTTTGAATAAAACCTTGTCGTTTCCGATCTGGTTTACTGTTCTTGGTAGTTTAGTTTTCATGTTACTTTCTCTCTTTCTATTGCCAATATATCGTATCTTAAAACAAAAGTAAACATCTTTATTTTAAAGTTGTGGAAAACTTTTGTACGGGTTGTACAGAGTTGTACCGAGATGCGCCGAGCTTTGCTGTAGTCTGTTGTCCCCTTACTCCTTACTCATGGATCCGGCTTGATCAAGAGTCAAGGGTCAACAGTCAACAACCGTCAGCCACAGCTAGTGTGTGTTGTTGTAGGATGCCTTCAATGAATCAAGGTATTGGGCTATGTCATCATCACTCATGGTGTCAAGGTTTGTTGTCTTGATTTCTTTCTTGTCAACAAGGTACCCTAACATTTGTGCCTTGAGCCTGGCAGCTTGAACCGCTGCACCTATTTGCCCTCTGTCTCTAGCTTCTTGGATCATGGAGTCAATAGATTCGATCTCCTTGTCCATAGTGTGAATGGTTTGTTGATGTTGAAGTGAGCGTAATCGATCAAGGGCCTTTAATATTTTATCCTTCTTTAGTAGGCGGGTATTCCC